GTTCACCGTGCTCTCTCTGGAGCGCGTCGAACTGCTGTTCGAGCTGCGAAGCGATCTGCTGCTGCTGTTGGGCTTGCTGCTGCTTCTGCCATTGCTGCTCCATCTGCTCAAGCTTTTGCTGAAGCGGAGCGGTGCGCTGGTCGAGAAGCTGCTGCACACCAGGATCGATGAGGTCAGGATCAAACTCGTCGTCCTGCTGTGCCCCAAAGCCAAACTGCTGGGCCTCCTGCTCCACCCACGCCTTGTACGCCTCATTTGAGAGACGGTCAGGCGATTCGGAGAGTCTTGAGAACTCGATCAGTCCCGCAAGAGACTGCGGGTCATACTGATCAAGCCCGGCCTGTTGGTAAGGCTCCCACTGCTGTCGGAACTGCGAATGCTCCTGAAAGCGTTTCGTGACGTTGCCGTCCCATTCTTTGAAAACGGGCTCGACAAGACCGCGATGCTCTTCCGGAATGCGGCTGAGATACTCCGCGTACGGGGTATCTCCGGTTGCGGCGCCCTGGCCCTCGGGCTGTACGCCTGGATCCGTGAATGACACGGTTGTCTCCTTCTGACGCTGTAACACTGTGCCCCTGGCCCTGTGGCTGTGGCGGTCCCTGGCGTCTTTACGGGTTTACTTCGGTTTACCGCGCCTTATCGATCTTTGCGCGGCAGGGGATAAGTTTGGTAAATCTCAGCGTCCGCCGAACTCGACCGGGGTCAAGTCGTCGTAGTCAGCGACAACGAGAACGCCCGAGTTGCGAAGCTGGACCGATACGACCGACGGGTAGCCGTCCTTGTCGCACTCGACCACGTCGGTGAACACGCCGATCTCGTTGCGGTGATCTCCGCTTTCGATGCGACAGAAGTGACCTTGGAGAACGTCAGCGTCGTTGCGACGGCTGTACTGGTCGAGGGTGACTGGTTGGGCGTCATGGGACGCCTTAGTGCGTGGCACGGTCCGCTCCTTTACTGGACTCGGGGACTGGGGTAAAATCCGACTCCGGTAGGCCGCAGCGCACCCCCAGGTTAGGGTCTCCTGCTCCGGCGGAGAGTTCGGTTAAGCGAGCGGCCTACCGCCCGTTCTGGGGCTGCTGAGCTGCTTGCTGCAAGCGCTGCTGATGCAGTTCCTCACCCTGCAAAAGGCGCTGCTGATGCAGAACGTCCTTCTGTGCCATCTGCTGCTCCCCCGTCGCCTGGGTCAACTGCATCTGCTGACCCTGCATCGCCAACTGGGGCATCATCTGAGCCTGCTGCTCAGCGAACTGCTGATCGGCAAGACGCTGCCGGTGAGCGTCCACATGCGCCTCGAACATCACCTGCAACGGCGGAGCCAGACGCTGGTAACGGAACTGCTTCTGGAAGTCCTGGTGGCCCTCGATATGGGCCTCGTCGTCGTCGTACTCGTTGATCGGTGTCTGCTGACCAAGCGTGAGCTGACGGTTCTCTCGGTCGATCTGCTGCTCATTGAGCGAGAAGTCATCGACAAGATGCTCCAAGCCGCCGATCTGGAACGCCCGGAAGTACTTCGCAAGGTTCTTCTGGGAGAGAGGGATGCCGTTCTGCAACGACGTGGTCAGCATCGACTCCATCCCCGCCTGCTTGGCCGCAAGGGACCGGGGGAACGTCGAGCCTGCCTCCACGTCCACATGCGTGTGATCACGCAACATCGCGCCCTTGAAGTCGAAGATCTCCCAGCCCTTGTTCTCGCCTGCCAGCGCGATCGTGCGCTGATCGTCATAAAACTTGGCTACGAGGCGAAGGATCTTCCGTCCGAGCTGGGCGAGCTGGCCCTCCATGTTCGTGATCGCCGGACCAAGCCGTGTGTCGTCGGCCTCTTGGAGCAGGTTGATCGCCGACGCGGCCGTCACCCCAGCGGGAACCTGCGCAGAGCTGACCTCGTGCTGCCCGGAGATCTCCTGGATGGACGCTTCGATACGGTCGATCTCCTGCGTCACATACTGCGGCATCTGGGGAGCTTCGAGATAGGCCGGGGTCGCGTTCTGCGACGTGTCGTCGTAGTACATGACCCCGCCCGGCTGGGACATCTGCCGCTCGAACTCTTCGGGATCGCCGATCGCCTGCTTGGAGGCGAGCACCGTAGGGTTCCCGATGCGGTTGCGGTTCTCCGCGATCTGAGACTTGGTCTTGTTCAGCTCGGTTTGTGGATCGCGCAGCTGCTCCGTGATCGACGTAGGCCAAAACCGGCCCGGCACATCGATGCCCGAAAACATGACGTAGGGCATCGGGTCAAACGGCTCGTGCCCCTCCTCCAAGATCTCTCTCCCGGTCCACGGAATCGTGAAGCCGTTCGGGTACTTCCTACAGGGCTTGCGCCACAGCTCAAAGACCTTGACTCCCTTGTAGCCCCCGGCGTCCGAAGCCGACCAGTTGAGCTGAGCCTGAACCAACCCAGGATTCGCAGGGGTGTCCGGTTCGATCTTCTTGCCGTAACGCTCCTCGACGTAGTCTTGAGAGACGATCGACTCCTCAATCAGCCACTCGACATCCGCGAACGTCTCAGCAAGCGGATCGGGGAAGATCTGAAAGGGGGAGCGGACCACGGCACGAATGTCGCCCTGGTTGACGCGCTCGCGCTTCACAGACCCGGGAGGAAGTCCAAGCTGCGCGATGAGCTGGTCGGGGTCGATGTCGGCTGTGATCGGCCGTCCATCCTGACCAGCGATCGGCTGACCGTCCGGCCCGACAAGCACCTCTGTGCCGTCACCAAGCGACTTGTCCCAAATCACCTTGAGGAAGCCCGCACAGGCCGTCCGAGACCACAGCAGGGCACGTGGGAAGCGGTCCTGCAACTCCAGGTGCGTCCACTGGTATTCGAGGATCTGCTCGGCCATCTCCGCAGCCGAAATATCGTCGTCACCAGAAGTGCGAGGCGTGCAGATGAACGTGGGTCGGTGCTTGGTGAGCTTCGCTACCTCAGTCCGCACCGCCGGCTGGATCCGATTGTCGGTAAGCGTGATCCTCTCCTGAGAGAGATCGGGGCGATACAACCGTCCCCCGGCCCACGCCACCCACTGCTCCCCCTCGAAATAGGCAAGGTTCATCGACCAGACAGGATCGAAACGCTTACGCGCAGACTTCGCCTGGTCGTAGAGCTTCTTGCACTCCTCGATGTTCACGCCGCGTCCTCAAAGTCGATGTGGCCAACCTTGGTGATCTGGTCCGGCTCAGGGGCGGGACGTGGCGTCCACGACGACGAAGCGGTCGGCATCCGCTCCCCCGACTGCAAGTGATTCAGCAGCCCGGCGCGCTCGTCAGACCACGCCTCCTCACGTCGTTCGAGCAGACGTGAGAACCACACCACCAGCACCACGAGCGCGACGACGAAAACGACCGACTGGACGACCATCAGACCGCCAAACCAGTCGGACGCTCAGAACCCTTACGCGGACGACCAGGAGGCCGCTTGATCGGCGCAGGACGATGCGCAACCGTCTCCTCCAACGTCTCGGCGTAGGCGCGCCACTCCTTCGCAGCCTCACGAGCCGCGTCGCGCTCAAGCTCGATCTCGCGTGTTGGTTGGACCAGAAGCGCGAGCTGCAACGCACCTTCACGCACACAGTCCTCGCAGACGATCAGATCGTCGATGCGTTGGATCGTGCCGGCGTCGTCACGGATCGCCGGACCGTCGTAGGCCGCGCCGAAGTCCACAAACGTGGCGTCGGGCTTTGAGGCAAAGCAAGCCGAGCAGAACGCCGGCTTTGAGTACGCGATGGTTACAGCCATGGAGAGGTTCCCTTCGACTGCGAGGGCAGGTAAAATGGGATGCGAAAAGCCACCGTGGCGCGCTGGATCAACGAAGCCTTACGGGGACGCCCGTAGCCCTCGCCAGGACGCGGTGGCTTTTCTATGCGAAGACGCCTGGGCCTGACGGATGCTCGATACGCGGGCGGCTGATCTGCGCAAGATGCTCACGCAACAGCCGGTCCTTCATCGTCTCTGACTCGTTCACCGGGGGACGCTTCGGACACACCATCGGTGACAGACAGATGTAACGCAGAGCATCGAGAAGATGGTCGTCTTTGCGGATCGGCGCTTCCTTCGGCGCATCATCAGACCGTGAGGATTCTTTGCGCCAGCGGTACTTGCGGAACTCGCGGATCAGCTCCGTGCAGTTCGCCGTGACCTTCAAGCGATCGGTCTCCAGACGTTCCTTGACCGCGTTGAAGCCCGTCAGATGGTCGTTGAGTCCAACGATCGTCATCACGCCGGCCTCACGGTAGGCGTCGCGGATCGACTTGCCGGTCTGCTCCTCACGACGACGAGACGCGGGATCGATGATCGTCCAACGAGGCGCGCACTGCCAGTAGGCCCACCGCTCGTTGAAAGCCCCCGCGACCTCTGCAACCGTCTTGCCCTGAATCGGCAGCTCGTCAAAAACCCACAGCACATCGTCAGGGTCAAGGAACGTGAGCAAGACCCCGGCCATGTTGCGGATGCCGTTGTCGATCCCGCCCAATGGAACGATCGGGTCGTTCGGCAGCTCGACCAGCTCAGGCACCACATGACGTTCAGTGGAGAACTTCGGGTAGATCAAACCGGCGAAATGCACGAACAGTCCGGACTTGCGGGCCTTGCGTTCCTCAGCCGTCAACCCCGAAAGAACACGCACCTTCGTTGCCTCGTTCAAATGCGGGTTGTCGTCCATGTCCACCGTGATCACAGTGGCCTCTTCCAACTCCCCCTTCTCCCACGGCTCGAAGATGTCGGTGTAGGTCCACGACAACCCTTGAAGCGGGGTCATCGTAAAAAGCTCATCTCCCCCATAGTCGATCAGGCGCATAAGGGACTCTTTGCGGATGTCCTCCCGTGGTTCCTCGTCGTAATGGATCCGGTGAAGGGCCGCACCACCGAACTTGTCTACGTCCTGGTCATTCGAGAAGAACTGAAAGTAGGATCCGTTTTTGAACGTCAGGACCCGCATCTTGTCCTGCCACGCCTGCTCGACCGAACCGCCCTTCAACTGGCTAGGAGGACACCAGTCACGAACCTTCTGCAACACCACCTTGTCGAGGGTGTTCGTCAGGTCGGGGATGACGATGCGGCAAAAGAATGGGGGATCGCGAAACTTGAAGCCTTTGAGGTGATCGGGCACCGACTCGCGATCCAAAGCCTGGATCAAATCGTCGATCATTCCCGCCGTCGTTTTGCCTGAGTTGTGCGTGACGACGCCGTTCGCGAGGAGAAACATTGAATCGGGATGGGCTACCTTCAGATCCCACACAAGTTGCTCGCCAAGATCGTAAGATTCGCGGAAGCGCAACAGGCGACTGTCGTGCTGGCGGGCGACCGTCGCCACTGTGCGATCAAGCTCAGCGCGCTTGCGTCCTATCAGCGGCACCGCATCGCGAAAGCGAGCCAGGCATGGAAGGCTCGACACGCACAGCGTGTAGGCGTCTCGATGCGTTGCCTTGGGGTAGATCCTTCGCTTCGTAGCGCCGCCGTAGACGCCGAAACGCACCTCCAGAAGCTCGCGAATCTCCTCGATCAGGCGAGGAGAAGTGAGCTGGATGCCAACCCGCCGGCCCTTCTCAACCCACCCATCAGTAAGAAAGAGCCCCGCGAGCAACCGTCCTACCGCCTCATTGGACCACGTCCACACACAGTCCGGCATCTGCTTTTCGTGAGCATTGCAATCAAGCCCGAGTACATCTTGGGCGAAGTCGAGAAACCATCCGCGAGGTGAGGGGCGCTCTGCGACAAGACACGCTGACTCACCACTGATGCGCGGCGAGAGCCGCAGTGCAACGCTCGCGGCCTCATCTCGCATCAAAGCCATCAAGTCGTCCTCGGTGTTGTGGAAGACACAAACCCGGCCCCTGACACCCCGGTCAGTGAAACTGCCGTCGCCGAGCAGAAGCCCCAGAAGCATTGCGAACTCCTCGTGCTCCCCTTCCGTCTCGGGCTCAAAGCCGAGCGCCCGCACGACGCCGGAGCGAGGCTCCGCTACGCCGAGCGGGACGACACGAGGCCCCTGCGAAAAGCGGTCCATCACAACACGATGCTCAGGCGTCGCCGACACCTCAACCTCAGTATTGCCCCGGCCAAACACGAACCGCTTACAAGGGGCAAAGCCGTTGCAGAAAACCTCCAGCACGTCGCACGGAGAACAGTTTCCCTCAACATCAACGCCGACAACGCGATCCCCCCGACGAATCTTGTCGATCTCCCGAACCGAACCATCAGCCATCCGAACCAACGTCGAACCAACGTGGCTTCGATTTCCCCCCAAAAAGCATTTCAACGGCTCGCGAGAGGAGTGAAACTCCACCTGCTTCGGATGCGGCTCATAGAACACCAGCGGGTTCGCCCGGCGAAGATCCTCCAGTTCGAGAAGCTTTACCTCGACCGCTCTACGCTGAACAGGATCAAGCTGAGCAAGCGCGTCCGGGTTGATCTTGAGCTTCACCGCAGATCACGCCGCAACGGGCAGCGCGCCCATGTTGCGATGAGTCTGGCCCGCGCCGAGGAGCGTAATCGCAGAGTTCGTGGCCGGGCTCGCCCGGGTCAGTCGGTAGTCGTGCGACGCGGCGTCCACGAACAGCGGATCGGAAGTGATCGTGTGCGCGTCCTGGCCTGAGGCTGCCTGCCACGCCGCCAACGTCGCTTTGTCAACGCCGTGATAGCGCGTGAACTTCGGAATGCCCGACGGCGGCCCGTACAGGTTGTAGTCGAACACCAGCGCCTCGCCGGCAGAGATCGAATCCGAGCGCACCAGATAAAACGGGGCGGTTGGACACCACACGAGGTTGTTGACGATCGCTCCCGAGCACGCTTCAAGCGTCTGGATCCCCGTGTTGCAGTCCACAACCGTGTTGTGAGCAACGAGAACCCGATGCTTGTCGAAGTTCTTGATCGTGACATTGACGCCGACGATCGCGGAGTAGACGACGTTGCGACGCGCGACGACGCCCTCGTGCGGCCAGTCGCCCGCGATGTAGATGCCGGTCGCAGACGACGTGCCTGCCTGACCGTGACAAACGTTGTCCTCCACGACGACGCCGGTCACGCTGGCCGCGATCCCAAAGTTGCCGCCCTGACAGACGTTGTGATGCACCGACCCGTAGTTGCCCATCGGGCCGTTGACGATGATGCCGCCCTTCGTCGTATCCGATGTCGGAACGAGATCCACATCGGAAAAGCGGATGTCGTTGTGATGGATGTTGAAGCCCGAGCAGGCGCGGTTGTGCCACCCGGCGAAATTGCCCTCGAACTGGATGCCGTCCGACGCCCACCGCCACAGCCTCGCGATCGTGTTGTTGTCGATCTCCCAGTCCGGGCAGCCCTGGGCAAAGAACGCGTCGTTGGTGCAGTCGGTGATCGTGCAGCCCGTCACGCGACCGCCGACGTTGTTGGACATCGACATCACGCCCGCCGACGCTCTCTCGCCGTTGTACTTGAACTCGCACTCAGAAACGACCATCGGGGTCAGATCGCCGAAGTTGCCCGAGTTGCGCCACCGAAACGAGCGGTCCTGAGCGTGATGAAACGCAAGCTGATGGACCTCAAAACCGCCGACGTTGTTGGAGTCCCAGATGTCGCGAACGCAACCAACGATCGTGTGCCCGGCCGGGTCGGTCGTCGAGTAGATGTAGAGCACACCGCCGGAGTACGCCCACGGCGCCGTCGCCGACAGCTCGTTTGGGTCCTGCGTCGCGGGATCCCAGACGGGGACGACCTGGCCACCACGCCACCACTGGATCACGCCGTCGATCGTGACGCCGTTGACCTCGGTGCCTGGCGTCACCTTCCAGATGTTCGTCGCGTGCGCCGTCCAGCCCGTCAGGACGAGGCCGCCATCAAGGATCGGCAACACATCGTCGTAGGTGTAGGGTCGGAAGACGATGGGCGCCAGGACGGTGCCGCCCTTCGCGGCCATGTTCGCCTGATAGGTCGAACCACGGAACACCTCGCCGTTCTTGAAACGCACCTCATCGCCAGCGTTCAAACTGGTCGATGTGAGCTTCGTGAGCGTCTGCCACGCCTGCGCCTCAGACGTACCAGAATTCGCGTTGTTCCCGCCCGTCGCGTCGAGGTAGTAGACCGCCATCTAAGCAAGAACCGCGTAGAAGCCGTTACCGTCGGTCGTGATCGCCGCAGCGTTTGCCCCAAGCCCCGCAGGCGTGGTCAGACCCGTGTTGGACTTCCCCGACGACTGCGGGACCTGATTAGAGATCGCGCCGGTATTCGCGATGCCACGCAACGACGGAGGCGTCGCCGCGACCACCAACAGACCGACCGCGTACGCACCGTCAGAAGCGATCGTGATCGAGGGGGAGAACGTGAACGTCTGAAACGCGCTCGCGGCCCACGCCGCCGTCGTCAAATCAGCGGTCTTGCCAAGCACCGCCAGATCCGACAGACGAATCAGCGCCACCCACTGATTCGTCGGCGTCACCGCCAACTGCGTTCCCGCCATCACCTTGCACGTGCTGACCACCTGCCCAGCCATAAGACCCACCGACGTCAGTTGCAAAGTGCCCGACGTCAACGCAGCGACATTCGCCAGACCAGTGCCGGTACGAGCGATCGTCTCAGCGACGATCCCGCTTGGCGCCGTAAGCGCCTCGCTCGCCACAGCACCAGAACGCGCCAAAAGCCCCCACTTCGACGTGTCCGAAACCGAGTTGCCGAGATTACCGTCGATGAGACTCAGATACGTCGAACCGCCCGCAGTAACAAGCTGGCCAGTCTGATAGGTCGTCCCAGCCGAATACGCGCCCTGAAACAACGACGCCAGACTCAAACCACCGCCATCAGCGAGACCACTAACCACCAAAGCACCCGAAGACTGGTCACGCACAAAACCGCTTGAGAAGCTCACCCGAAAACCACCACCAAAGCACCCGAAGGACCACGCAAAAACCCACCCGACCACACCGCACCAACCAACGAAGTCGTCAACACCACCCCACCCGACCCATCCAACAGAAACCCACCCGACCACCTCACCGCGGCACCACCCCAGCCTTCGCAGACGACGACACCGCCACACGATCGTTGAACCCCCGAGCCTCAGGATCAGTCCCCACAACCACCTCAGGAAACGGCTCGACCTCGAACGAGGGATCCGCCACAAAGACCGGCGCGACGAGCGGAACGTCGGAGTCCAGCACCGTCGGCAGACCAGTCGCAGCCTCCAACTCCAACTGATTCTCCAAGGCCCTCACAAGGAACCGCGTCCTCGTCTCCCCACCACGAGCCACATCCACCCGCTCAAGCAGCGGAAGAGGAAGACGAAAGTCTGTACGTACAGTCGCCATCACGTCTCCTGGATTGTGTGTACAAGGCTGTATGTACAACAGCGGTCTGTGTGTACAACGATGTGTGTACAGACCTCAGTGTGTGTACAAAGGCTGGGACCTGAAAAAGCGCGGAGGGGACATGAGACTCATCTCTGCGCATCGGTGTTTGGCTTCCCTCCCCCCTGTGTGTTCGGGCAGACCGGGTGTGCGCGACACACAAGGCCAGCCTGTACGGGGGTGGGGTGGGGGTACCGGGGGGTGTGTGTGCAGGCCAGCGTTGACGCTAGGGCCTACATGGTGTGTCTAACCCCCGGTGTTATCGGGCTTTCGATCCTGCGAGGAGGGCAGACCTCCTGGTGTGGACCGTGGTCCGTACGTGATAACAGACGCTTGTCCTAGTCAGGCACGCAGCGAGGCGAAGCGTGTGAGCGGAGCTAGCGTGTCCTTTGGGCGAGGAGTGCTTATGAGGGCTCTACACGGGTTTCACGTACTCGTAGTGCCAGGTCTCGTCGTCTGGTGCGCAGCGGTCGGTGTTCAGCTTCCAGGTGTGTTTGCCGTCTG